CAAGTTGTAACCACTGTTCATCGCTCATATCGTGCGGTTTCATGCGTCTTGCGTTTTCCAACTCGGAGGAGGTAAACCTGACACCATTCTTCTTAGCTTGTGTTTTTTGTCGACCCCCAGCAGGGGCAGAAGCAACTCTTTGCACAGGTGGGTTGCTATTCTCTTGCTCGACGTCCTCATCTGCTTTCTGCAAATGAGGATGATACTTGTAAACTCTGTTAGTTAGTTCTTCAAAATACTCTTCTGTATCCGCTTCGTAGCCTTCATTAACCAGCTTATAGTGGTTGAAAAAAGCCCACTCGGATGCTTCCTTGTCATATTCAGGATGCTCTGAGTTTTCATCTCCGTACCAAGAGTTTTTGGCATGCCAATCTTTTGCTCGTTGAGAAGGCTGCACCGGTTGCACAGACTGTTGCTGTGGCGCCCTTTGATACTCTTCTTCAGGCAACACTTGCTGAGCTGCCTGACCTTCTCTGCTTCGAGCAACTCGTAATTTTTCTTTCTTTATTTCCAGCTTGCCTTGAAGCTTGGTTGCTTCTTTCATCATCTCGGCGTCGCCAGAATCAACTGCTCGCTTGTAAAGATCATCAGCCCTCTGTTCTTCGGACTTCATGTTCTCTTCTTCTTGAACCAGCATAGCCGATCGATTGATCTGCTGTTGGCGCTTCATGTTTTC